AGGTGGAATTGAAATCTATGATATGTATGATTTCAAGTATTCCAACAACAAACAGAATTACTTGAATTCAGGACAGCTTCACGAATACAAGTATTTCTTTGAAAAGAACAACCCTTTGTGTTCTATCAGGAATATGTATTTCCTGATGGTTCCCAAGTCTAAATGTAAGCAGATTAAGGGTGAAGATTTGACTTCATATAGACAGCGGTTGTTGATGGATTTGAAGACACTGACACCGGAACTTGTTCCAATTCAGTACAATCCAGACAAGGTGATTCACTTCCTACTTCAGACAAAAGGTCTGTTGGAAGCTGACACATATCCCAAGCACACAGGATTTCTTTGCAGATACTGTGAATACCAAGCATATTGCGAAAAAGGAGAAGATTATATGTTATTACCTGAAAACAAACGCAGAAACCTTGAAACCACAACCAAGAAGGTTGTTTGGATTTATGGTTCCCCCTTCAGTGGCAAGACCACTTTTGCAAACCATTTCCCTGACCCCCTGATGTTGAACACGGATGGCAACTTCAAGTTTGTGGATGCCCCTGTCATTCATATCAAGGATGAGGTTGAAAACGGTAGACTTGCCAAGCGTACTTTTGCGTGGGAAATGTTCAAGGATGTTCTTCTGGAACTGGAAAAGAAGGATAACACATTCAAGACCATTGTTGTTGACCTTCTGGAAGATTTCTATGAACATTGTAGACGTTATGTCTGTCACCAAAAGGGTTGGGATCATGAATCTGATGATTCTTTCCGTGCATGGGACATGGTACGAACTGAATTCCTGTCCACCCTGAAGCGTCTGATGAATCTGGACTATGAAAACATTGTCCTGATTAGTCACGTTGATAGCACTAAGGACATTACCAAAAAGGGTGGTGACAAGGTTACGGCAATCAAGCCGAACATGAACGATAAGGTGTCCAACAAAGTTGCAGGTATGGTGGACATTGTTGCCCGTACCATTGCAGATGATGGTCAGTATGTCCTTTCCTTCAAGCGCAATGAAGTCATCTTTGGTGGTGGCAGACTGAAGTTCAAGGCTGCAGAAATTCCCCTTGATTACAAGGCATTCTGTGACCTGTACGCAGAAGCAAATGCAAACATTGTTCCTACACAGGCAGAACCTGTGAAGGTGGTTTCTTCTACTGAAAATGTCCCTTCTGAAGATACAAAGGAAGAAAATAATGTTCCTTCTGAAGAAGTTGCACCGGAACGTGCAATTCAGACAGAAAGTGACACCACTAATGTGGACAATGAACCTGCACCTGTCCGCAGACGTAAGCGCAGAGCAGAATAATTCAACATTAAGATTTTTGAAAGGAAGTATTTAGACATGGAAAACAAGAACATTTTTGCACAGTGGGACAACGCAGTTGATATGGAAGGTCTTCAGAAGGACATTCAGGAAGCCAAGGAAAACGGTGGTGGCAACTTCAAGGAAGTTCCCCACGGTCAGTATGAAGTTTCCATTGAGAAGATGGAACTGAAGGCAACCAAGACCAAGAATGACCCCATGGTTTCTGTCTGGATGAAGATTGTCAGTGGTGAATTCAAGGGTTCCCTGATTTTCATGAATCAGGTTATCACACAGGGTTTCCAGATTCACATTGTCAACGAATTCCTGCGTTCCCTGATTGAGGATTGTGCAGATTCCCCTGTGGTTGAATTCAAGTCCTATGCACAGTATAACAACCTGCTGATGGACATCCATGAACTGATTGCAGATTCCTTTGAATATGCCGTTGATTACGGTCAGACCAAGAAGGGTTTTGATACCTTTGAAATTACCGACATTTACGCACTGGAAGATTAAGTGATTGATAGGGGAAGCGGTGAAATTCCGCTTCCCCCTTCACAAAACTTCAAAGGGGATCGGTGATTGTAAATGCTTAAAATTTTAAGTTTGTTTAGCGGAATTGGTGCATTTGAAAAGGCATTGGAAAACCTGAATGTTCCTTATGAACTGGTTGCTTTCTGTGAATTTGATAAGTACGCAACCAAATCATATTGTGCCATTCACGGTGTTGATGAATCCAAGAACCTTGGTGACATTACAAAGGTTGATGAAACCAAACTTCCCAAAGACATTGACATTTTGACCTATGGTTTCCCGTGTCAGGATATTTCTTTGGCAGGAAACAAGAAGGGTTTGTTCAATGAAGATGGAACAAAGACCCGTTCTGGTCTGTTCTTTGATGCGATGCGGATCATTGAAGCAACAAAACCCAAGATTGCCATTGCTGAAAATGTGAAGAACCTTGTTTCTAAGAAGTTCATGGTAGAATTCCAAATTGTTTTGGATTCTTTGGAGCAGGCAGGTTACAACAACTATTGGCAGGTTTTGAACGCAAAGGACTATGGTTTTCCGCAGAATCGTGAACGTGTGTTCATTGTCAGTATCAGAAAGGACATTGACCATGGACTGTTCCAGTTTCCTGAATCGTTCCCGTTGAAAAAGCGGTTGAAGGACGTTCTGGAAGATGAAGTGGATGAAAAGCATTACCTAAAACAAAAAGATGTTGATAAATTCATACAAATTGAATCCAAGAATGAAAATGGATGTAAACAAGTTGGTTTTTTGAATAGACCTACCACACATGATTTTTCAAATAGAGTGTATTCTACTGACGGAATTGCAAGAACCCTGATGGGTTCTGGTGGTAATCAAAATGACAAAGCAGGACAGTATTTGGTGGAAGCAAAGATTGAAGTGCTTGGACGGTTAGACATTAAGGGTGTGGATCAAGTTAAAAGGGTTTATGGTGAAACCGGAATTTGTCCAACGTTAAGCACCATGCAAGGTGGGAATAGACAACCCAAAATCCTTGTTCGTGAGAATATCAAAAAGGGTTATGTGGAAGCCGTTGAAGGGGATTCTATCAACCTTGAACGCATAAACAGCAAAACAAGACGTGGACGAGTTGGAAAACAGATTGCACAAACATTAGTTGCCTTCTGTAATCAGGCTGTTGTGGTGGATGAAGATGAATAAAGGGGTTGGGGATGAAATGCGTATCAGAAAACTGACACCAAAGGAATGTTTCAGACTGATGGGGTTTGATGATGAATCGTTTCACCGTGCAGAAGCAGTGAACAGTAACACACAGCTTTACAAACAAGCAGGTAATTCCATTGTGGTGGATGTGTTGGAAGAACTGTTCTGCATGATGCTTGATGAAAACGGTGAAATCTACGTTTGATTAAGATAAATGATGGGTGATTAACTTTGATTTTTTATGACTTTGAGGTTTTCAAGGAAGACTGGTTGGTTGTACTAATTGACCCTTCCAAGAAGCAGGTCACGGAAATTGTAAATGACCCTGACCACCTGAACAGATTTTATGAAGAAAACAAGGATGACATTTGGGTTGGATTCAATTCCAGACATTATGACCAGTACATCCTGAAGGGAATTCTGCTTGGGTTTGACCCAAAGAAAATCAATGACTGGATTATTGTGAAGGGCAAGGACGGTTGGCAGTATTCTTCCCTGTTCAAGAAAATCCAACTGAACAACTATGATGTCATGGGTAATGTTGACCGTGGTCTGAAGTTCTTTGAAGGCTGCATGGGTTCCATGATAAAGGAAAGTTCCATTCCCTTTGACATTGACCGGAAGCTGACTGAAGCAGAAATTCAGGAAACTTTCAAATACTGCCGACATGATGTTGAAGAAACAATCAAGGTCTTCCTTCACAGAATTGATGACTTCAATGCACACATGGGTTTGGTGAAACTTGCCTGTGAAGGTCAGGGATTGGATTTGTCCCTGATTGGAAAGACCAAGGCACAGTTGTCTGCATTCATTTTGAAGGCAGTTCAGAAACCCCATGATGATGAATTTGACATTGATTTTCCTGACACTTTGGTTCTGAAGAAGTACACCAATGTTCTGGACTGGTACAAGGATCAGGACAACCGTTGTTATAAGAAACCAATTGAAGGACGGAAAACGGAACAGAAGACACAGCTTGAAACCATGGTTGCAGGATGTCCGCACCAGTTTGGTTGGGGTGGTGTCCACGGTGCCTTGGAAAAGTACACCGGAACTGGTTTGTTCCTGATGTGTGACGTTGCGTCCCTGTACCCGTCTTTGATGATTCGGTACAACCTGCATTCACGGAACATGGAAAACCCCAAGAAGTATGAAGAAATCTATCATACACGCTTGAAGTACAAGAAGGAAAAGAATCCGCTGCAAGCACCGTTGAAACTGGTTCTGAACAGTACCTATGGTGTCATGAAGGACAAGGGTAATGGTTTGTATGACCCCCTTCAGGCAAACAGGGTTTGTGTATATGGTCAGTTGCTTCTGTTGGATTTGATTGAAAAGTTGGAACCACATTGTCAACTGATTCAGTCCAACACTGATGGTATTTTAATCAGAATGCCTGACGGACAGAACCCAAACCAATGGTATGAAAAGATTGATGACCTTGCGTATGAATGGGAAAAGCGCACTGGACTGAATCTGGAATTTGATGAATACGTCAAGGTGTTCCAGAAGGATGTCAACAATTACATTGTTGTTTCCGCTGATGGAAAGTACAAGTCCAAAGGTGCCTATGTGAAGAAGCTGTCTGATTTGGACTATGGTGATTTTCCTATTGTGAACAAAGCATTAGTGGAATACATGGTCAAGGGTGTTCCCGTGGAACAAACCATCAACCAGTGTAACCAGTTGAAGGAATTTCAGATGGTTACAAAGATTGGTGGTAAGTACAAACACCTGTTGCACGGTGGAAAGATTCTGAATGAAAAGTGTGTCCGTGTCTTTGCTTCCATGCGTCCCCGTGATGGTGACCTGAAGAAGGTTTCTATCCGTACAGGTAAACCTGAAAAGGTTGCCAATTCACCGGAACACTGCTTCATGTGGAATGATGCCATTGACGGTGTGAAGTGTCCTGATTATCTGTACAGACATTTTTACATTGATATGGCAAAGAAAAGATTGAATGACTTTGGGGTGTCAATATGAAGAAACCAATCCCAACCGCAGGAACCAGATGTGTGGTCTGCAAAAATCTATTAACAACAAATGAAATTGTTTATGAAAATTATGAGTTTTCCAAGCCAAAACGAGGAAAAACCATATATTTTCATCAAAAATGCTATGAAAAAGAGTTGAAAAAGGGGTGAAAAAACTTGTTTTTTAAGGGATTTGTCAAAACGAAAGACAAACGCTGCGTGGAAAAATTCAAGAACCGCACGGATTTCAAGTCCTTGGAACAGGTTCAATCCCTTGATGAATACGCAGGAATTTTGGCAAATGACGCAGTTCTGATTGATATTGATGACGGGGATCAGGCAGAACTTCTGATGGATATTGTGGAACATCTTCAGTTGAACTGCCGTGTCTACCAGACAAGCCGTGGAAAACACTTCTTGTTCAAGAACACCAATGAACAGATTCAGAAATGTTTTACCCATGCAAACCTTGGATGCGGCCTGACTGCTGACATCAAGGTTGGTCTGAAAAATTCCTATGAAGTCCTGAAGTTTGCAGGTAAGGAACGGTTCATTGAATGGGATATTGAAGATGGTCAGGAATATGATGAACTTCCCAAGTGGTTGATTCCTGTTCGTGGTTCCACTGAATTCCTGACTATGGATGCAGGTGACGGAAGAAACCAGTCCCTGTTCAATTACATCCTGACACTTCAATCTGCGGATTTTACCGTGGAAGAAGCACGGGAAACAATCAGAATCATCAACAGATTCATCCTGAAAGACCCGTTGGATGAAACTGAACTGGATGTCATCCTGCGTGATGAAGCCTTCCAGAAGCCTGTGTTCTTCAAGGGAACGTCCTTCCTGTTCGACAAGTTTGCGGTGTTCCTGAAGAACAACCATCACATCATCAGAATCAACAATCAGTTGCACCTGTACCAGAACGGTATTTATGTCAGTGGTGTTGAAAACATTGAAGCTGTGATGATTCAGCACCTTCCGCAGTTGAACCGTTCCAAACGTCAGGAAGTCCTGTCCTATCTGGACATTCTGATTCGTGAAAACACCCACGCTGCACCACCTAATTTTATTGCCTTCAGAAACGGAATCTACAACATTGAAGATGATTCGTTCAATGCCTTCAGTCCTGAATACGTCATCACCAATATGATTCCGTGGGACTGGAACCCCCATGCCTATTTTGAACTGACTGATGAAATCTTGGACAACATTTCTGTTCATGATGAAGCAGTCAGAAGTCTGTTGGAAGAAATGATTGGTTCTTGTCTGTACAGGTCAAATGCACTTGCAGGTGGTAAGGCATTCATTCTGACCGGAACTGGTGCAAACGGTAAGTCCACTTTCCTTGACATGGTGAAAAGAATGCTTGGAATGCGGAACATTTCCGTGCTTGACCTGAAAAAGCTGAATGACCGTTTCAGTACACAGATGATGTTTGGCAAGGTTGCCAACATTGGTGATGATATTTCTGATGAATTCGTGGTTGACACCGCTGAATTCAAGAAGATTGTCACAGGTCAGTCCATTGACGCTGAACAGAAAGGTCAACCTAAGTTCAACTTTGAACCTTACTGCAAACTGCTGTTCAGTGCAAACAGTATTCCCCGTATTGGTAAGGGCAGGGACAGTGGTGCAATCCTGCGCCGTTTGGTAATCGTGCCGTTCAACGCAAGATTCACACCTGACAGTCCTGATTACAAACCGTTCATTGGTGATGACCTGAAGTGTCAGGAATCCATGGAATACATGATTCAGCTTGGTTTGCAAGGTCTGAAGCGTGTTCTGGAAACTAGACAGTACACAACCAATGAA